AACACAGGACACACAGCAAACAACCTGTCCAGCCTGATCAACAGTCAAATTGAGGACCAAGACATATTGTACATACACAACAACAGTAACAGCGGTTATTCCTCAGAATTTTCTCTGAGTGTAATATCCGGTGGAGCCAACGCTACCGTGTGGCAATGGGTCAACGCAGGTGGTATACTTTTGATACAGGACAGATATGTCACAGGTGCGAATGACATGTTGCAGGGCGAGTCAGCCACAATCACAAGAGACATTGATGGGGGAACTAACCTCGACACAGACTTCAGGACGGAACTGAACGACACATTATTGTACAACGGTGCGGCGGGCACACTGACCAACAACACCCTGGACCAGGGTGGCCACACTGACCACGGACACATCACCAACCTGGGCACAGGTGAGGTGGGCATAGGACACAGGGGATCAAACAACGCCACTCCCAAGGGTGAAGATTACAACAACGCATTTGCCTACAAGTACGGTTCGGGACTGGTGTACTATGACACATATCCCATGGACCTCTGGGACGCATATGGACTCAACCACACCTACTCAGCATCAAGCGTTTTAACAAACGGTGGTGCTCAGGTCTACAACGAGAACCTCATACATTGGGCGGCGTCACTGTACTATGATGGAGCATCACAGATCAACGGAACCGGCGGTGCTGACGAAATTTATGGAACCATGGGCGACGACACAATATTCAGCAAGGACGGTGGTGACGATCTGTGGGGCGGTGCGGGTGCTGACACCTACATCTACAAACAGACTTATCAGTCAGATCCAGGATCAAACGACGCCATTCTAGATTTCAATTACAGTGAGGACAGGATCGACATCAGTGCCATAACAGGTGGTGCCAGTGTCTCAAGGACGTTGACCAATGGCACACTGTTCAAACTGGACACAGACAACAACGGCACATACGAGATGCAGTGGGATCTGGAAGGCTACACAGGCACAGCAGACCAGGTCACAGTTGTAACATAAATATGGGTACATTATGCGGAAAATAGCAACGTACACACTTATATTTTTAATGCTCCAATTCAACATGGCCATAGCGGACTGCGAGTGGCAATTGGTTGAGGAGACCCCTACCTACGTCAGGGAACAGTGCAAGGCAGGCACGGGCATGGGTGCTAGGATACGTACGAAAGACATCAACGGCGAAGTTGGTGAGTTCAAAGTGGTGGGCAAGGAAGCAAGTCCACTGAAGAAATTCAAAGACAAGGTTGAAGAAGCACCTAAGGTGGTAGAGAAGGTTGAGAAGGTCCAGGAGATCGAGAAAGAAGTTAAAATAACAGAGAAGAAAGTCAAAGAATTAAAAGAAGAGAAAAGTGTTGTTGAAAAAGTAGAACAACACGTGGAAGAAGAACAACTAGCCAAAACTCCTGTCGAGGACACTGCAAAGCCTGAGATCAAGAAAGAGATTGCCAAGCAAGAAGTAGACACCAAATCAGATGAGAAGTTGGTTAAACAAGCAGAAGAGAAAGCATGGGCAGACATAGACACAGAGCAAAAAGTAGATTGGATGAAACTTCATGAACTATTGCCAAGGCTTATAGTGGAGAATGAGAAAATCATAGCGGCAGAACAGGACTACGAGGCCGCAAAAGAAACTTTGAAATCTGAATACACTGCATACCATCCACAGGTCACTATATCAATAGGAAACAATTGGGAAGATGATAGGACACCTGCTAAAGGAACACATCCAAGCAATACGATCACACATGACTCCAAACAGGGCATACAGAAATCAATAACGGTGACACAGATGATATGGGACGCAGGCAGAACAAACTCCGTCATAGACAAAGCCAAACACACCACACAGCAGGCCTACTATAGACTGGAACTAGTGAAAGAAGATGTTGTAATGGAAGCCATCAATGCATGGTTGAACTTGATCAAAGCATACAACTCACATGAAGCAAACAAGAAAATAGAAGCCAACGCAAAAATCACACTTGCAATGACCATTGAAAAAGTCAAAAAAGGTGAAGGTAGTAAACTAGAACAACTGCAGATAGAACAACAGTACAGAACATACCAGACACTGTCAATGACAAGTAGGTTAGGTTTAGACAGTGCGATCCAAAGATTCCAAAACGTTTGGAGGTTCGAGCCAAAGAACATAAGTCAGATACCGAAGCCAATGATAGACCTACTAGGGATTATACCTGTACAGGGTGCACCTGTGTCAGACAACACTGCGTTGAAGATAGCCAACATGGATATCTTGATCGCGAAAGAACAGTTGAGATTTGACGAAGCAGAATTCAAACCAAGAGTTGATGGCAAACTTTCTTACACAGAGAAGGACGGCGAACTTTCAGGTGGTTACGACACAGACAGTGCTAGGAAAGAAGAGTGGAGAGCAGATGTGACAATGACATGGAAACTGTTCAACACAAAGAACAAGCATATGACCAATGCGGATAGATCGAGACTTAGAGCCGCGGATCTGAGATACGCTGACACGTTGAGAACAACACAGGAGCAGTTCACTAACGCATGGAACAACTACGTTTTGGTCGAACAGAATCTAGAGACACTGAAGAGAACAGTGGAGATCAATGATGAGATGTACAAACTCACATTGGCAGACTTCCAAGCAGGGAATTCACCCATTATGGCGGTATTTGGAATGAAGACAGCACACCTTATGAGTGAAGTTGCATATGCAAACGCACAGATAGATTGGATGATCGCTAGATACCAATTACACAAGGTACTAGGGTTAGTAGATCCAATTCTTAAATAACCAAATCAATTAAATACACATATAATGACAAGTTTCCTACGACACCTGTTCCGTGACAAAACAACGGCCATAATGCTGTTGATCAGCAGTTTTATCATTGCCATGTGTGCATTGGCCCCTGCGTTGTTCGTGATAATCGTATTGAACAAGTACCTAGCATCAGGTGTCACATCAACACTGATCTCATTGGCCATGGGTGCAATTCTTTTGTTGGCGTTCGAATTCGGATTCAGACAGAACAGGGGAGGCATGATACAGCAGTTGAACATCAGGATATTCACTCCATTGTTGAATGCATATGCAAAAAAGATCAAAGGCACACAGATCACAGGGGAACAATTTAAGAAACTAGAGATGGCAGGGGCAACGATAAAAGGTGCCACTAGTTCCAGCATTACAGGCTGGATCTTGGACTGGCCATTCGTGTTGGCGTTTCTGGTTGTTCTACTTTACATAAACTGGACAGCGGCACTGATCGCGGCCATATTCATGATCATCATGATGGTGCTAACTGCACAGCGAATGAACCTGAGCCTGCAGAGTGACAGCACAGCAAACTTGGAAATATTTTTAACAGGACTTATGACAGTGGTAATAATGTCAGTGGGTGCGACACAGATAATCGCCGGCACACTGGACGTGGGACTACTGATAGGTTCAAACATACTGGCGGCAAGGGCACTGCAAGGGGCCAACAAATACGCCAAAGCAAAGGAGGCAATAGCAAGACGTGACCGAGCAACAGCAGAAATCTTCAGTTTCATCAAACAATAAGTTCTTTGTATTGTTGACAACTCTATTTGTCACACTATTCGTGTGGGCGTGGCATGCCAAGGTGGACATCACAACAGTGGCTAACGGACTTGTGATACCTGAAAAGAACATCACAAAATTAGGCACCATGGTGACAGGAAAGATTGTAAAAGTTCATTACAAGCAAGGAGCAGTGGTGAACAAAGGTGATATCATAATCACAATCAATCCAGGGGTCGGATATGAGCCTTACCATGTCAAGGCAAATATAGATGGCCGGATACAGGAACTTACTTTCAAGAATCCAGGTTCTGTTGTCAAACTAGGAGACGCACTGGCCATACTTGTACCACTTGATCAAAAGTTAATTGTGCAAGGACAACTCCAAGTCAAAGACAGAGGATATGTTGAAGTGGGACAATCCGCAAAAATTAAACTGGCAAGCAGTGAAGCGTTCACATACCTACCTATCGAAGCAAAACTAATTAGAATATCACCTGATGCTGTGCAGGGACAGACTATGTCCTACTACGAGATAGAACTAGAATTAGACTCACAGATTTTTTCAAACGGTGACATGCAGTACAAACTGGTGCCGGGTGTACAGGTGCACGTATTCATACTAACCGGAGAGAGAACCATATTAAGTTATATCACAACACCTTTCCACAACAGCATAGGACAGGCACTACAGGAGAGATAACATGGAAGAACAAAAGAAACTGACAATCAGAGAAAGATGGAGTAAAGCCATGACTGCGGACAACATGGTTGATCTCAGCGTTGACATATTCCTGATTGTGTTTGATGTGTTAAGTTCTCCTATACTGATCGTCATGAGGGTGGTGCGTTGGATATTGGCCAAGTTTGTTAACAATCACGTAAAGAGTTTCATAAAGAGAATAGTGCATTGGTTCTTGGACAATAGGAAGATCAGACTAGAACGAGGACAGAACATATTTCGTTACTACTGGTGGCTATGGTTGTTGAGTCCGTTCATTCTTTTTGCATTATGGATTCTGACAGCATTCATAGTAGGATTCAGACAGGGCACAGGACTGTAATGAAAATATTCACAAGCATATGGATGGTGATAGTGTTTGCCGTCGTGCTTACAGGCATCAGGGTGGACAACAGCGACACAGTAAAAATCATGAGATACAAGACCTGGGACAAGTTCCAACAGATACAACCTCGTGCTGACGTCAGTGACCGAGTGGTTGTTGTGAACATAACAGAATCAGACTTAAAGAGGTACGGACAGTGGCCATGGCCCAGACACATACTGGCCATGTTCCATGCTGGACTCTCAGACTCAGGTGCGGTGCTTGTGAACTACAATGTGTTGTTCGCTGAAGCGGACAGAATGGGTGGTAAGGAATACCTAAAGAGTTTCCCTATGACTGAGGAGATCCGAGAACAACTGAGCACGATACTCACTGACACGGACGGCATCTTCTCTTACGCATTAAAAGAAAGCAACAATGCGGTGCTGATGATGAGCGTCAAGAACGAATCGGACAACATCATACCCAAGACAACAAAAATAATACAGAAGGGCGATGTGTTGCCATGGCTTTACGAATACGAAGGCATAGTGCCACCGCTGACGCTACTGACAGTGGGCGCCAAAGGCATAGGTGTAAACGTGACATCTCCAGAGCCGGATGCAGTGGTTAGGAAGATGCCTGTGTTGATACGTGTTGGCGATAAGATATATCCAAGCATGTTGTTGGAAAACATAAGAATAGTGAACAGAAGCAAAAGGATCAAAGTGGTTGCCAAGGAGTATGGCATAAATGAAGTGCTGGTCAGCAAACAAGCAGGCATACCGGTCAATCACAATGCGGAGATGTACATCAACTACGCAGACCCGTCGCAATACACACAACTATCTGTTGAGCAGGTGTTCAGCAGAGAACACGACGACAAGATCAAGGGCAGGATAGTGGTTGTGGGAATGGATGCCGCTGGCCTCAGTGTGCTGAAGTACACACCACACGGACTGACAACGGACCAAATGATAACAGCACAAGCACTTGACACCACAATGACCGGTGACTACCTGTACAGGACACCACAGGCAGACACATACGAAATTGTGTTCCTGGCTTTATTATTGTTGCTGTTGATATTAGTACTGCCTAGAACCAGTGTATTATTAGCAGTGCCTCTCTTGTTTTTCATAGAGGGTGGTGTAGCCTACGGTGCATTCATGGCATACGCCAACAAAGGATTCCTAGTTGATCCTTCTTGGACGATGCTGTCTGTGTTTTTAATTTGGTCCCATTCTGTGTACAACAACTTTGCCACACAGAGCAGACTGCGACAACAGATCAAGAAACAGTTCGAACACTATCTTGATCCTGGCATGGTCAAGAAATTACAGAAGGATCCTTCATTGCTGAAACTGGGTGGGGAGAAAAGAGACATGACGTTCTTGTTCTGTGACATCAGAGGCTTCACACCCATCAGTGAGAAGTACAAAGGTAATCCAGAAGGTCTAACAAAACTGATCAATAGATTCCTTACACGTATGACAGATGTGATAATAGCAAACGGCGGAACCATAGACAAGTTCATGGGAGATTGCATAATGGCCTTCTGGAACGCACCCATCGAGGACGGCGAACACGAGGAACACGCAGTACAGGCCGCGATTGACATGCAAAACGAATTGTTGAAACTGAACCAGCAGTTGGCTGTGGAAGGACTTCCTACCATAGCGATAGGAATAGGAATAAACACAGGCGAGGCGTTGGTCGGTAACATGGGATCAGATCAGAGGTTTGATTATTCCGTTATAGGTGATGCGGTAAACTTGGCCGCACGTCTTGAGAGTTCCAGCAAGACACTTGGTAAAACACTAGTGATAGGTGAAGACACGGTCAAGGCCGCGAAACTGAATTACGACTTTGAATACATAGATCAGATCACTGTCAAGGGCAAGACAGAAGAAATAAAAGTGTACACGCACAAACATTAAATACACACATAATGAGTTTTTGGAATCTAGTAGCGGAACTTGGAATGCCCATAGCGGCCACAGTTGGCCTTGGTGCTTTCATAATGGTCATAATAAAGTACATTCTGGGATCAGTGGTCAGTAGTATTAATTTCATAGAAAGCGTGATTACACAACTGGACAACAGGGTCAAAACAATGAACAATGACATACTCAAGATTGACCAGGAAGTTTCAGAACAACTTGGACTGCCTGTGGACACAGATAGGATAGCAAGGGCAGATGGTAAAGTGGACGCAAGGAAAGACTGATGGACATAGTAACACTGATAAATGATTATGGATTTCCTGTGGTGGCTGTGTTCTTCCTCGCATACTTCATATGGTATCTCTACAACTACATTGTGAATCAGATAAAGCCAAAACTTGGATCAACATCAGCAACACTGATCAAACTCATAGACAGGGTCAGACTGTTGGACAACGACCTGATAAGATTACAGACTAAAGTACGTACTTTACAGAAAAAAAAGAAGTAGTACAACATAACTTACATCATTAATGATTTAAATATTTGCATGAAGTTCCTTATGGTCATGATTATATGTTTCGCCGAAGACACCTGCCAGGCAGTTTTTGATGCCTCACAATTCAACACCTACGACGAGTGTATGGCACAGGCCTTACCAGTAAGCAGATACATGAGAGACGTTTATACATCATCAGCAGGTGAGATACACTGCCTAGATGAGAAAGACTACGCAGAATACAAGGCGTTCATAGACAATGGCGGCAAACCTGCGTTGAGCCTCAACCACCCCGAGCATTCCAAGTCAAGCATCTAATTGACATTACCACATTTCCATAGTATAATTGTGTATGATTCACGCAATGATAGATCTGGAGACCTTAAGCACAAATCCAAATGCCACCGTACTGACCGTTGGTGGTGTTAAGTTTGATCCATACACTACTGTAGAACCCGCACAAGGAATGTATTTCCGTGTTGACGTTGACTCACAGACAGAGATGGGCAGAGATGTCATGCAGGACACACTGGACTGGTGGGGCCGACAGGATCCAGAGATTATGGAAGAAGCATTGGGGGACAAGGACAGGATATCACTGGACGCAATGATTAAGACAATCAACAAGTGGAGTGTGGGAGTTGATGTGTTCTGGTGCCAAGGACCATTGTTTGACTACGCAATACTACAGAATTTATACACACAGTTGGGACACCCACAACCGTGGCAATACTGGCAGATCAGAGATTCTAGGACTTTGTTTTCATTGGTTCCTAGAGATCCAAATGAAAAGAGGACAGGCCTGCACAACGCACTCGAGGACTGCTACTTCCAGGCAAGGAAAGTTCAGAAAGTTTATGCACAGTTAGGTATCAAGAATGCCAGATATTAAACTACTCTACAAACAAATAGCAACAACAATAATTTTCTATCTGAGATTTGATCTGCAACTGCATTTCTTCTGGGCCATGTTCCTGACACTGTTCGCAGTGTTCTGGCAACCGTTCATATACCTGGGACTGATAGCGACAGTGTTAAAGGAAGCACTGGACCTATGGAACAAGGGACACTGGAGTTGGGACGATATCGTGTTTGGCGTCGCAGGTTGTATTGTTGGTGCGTACTTCGTGGGAGTGATCGCATGAAGTGGTACAGCATCGAGGACCTATACCACATAGAAGGTTTCAAGATCAAGCACAGCAAGAAACCCAAAACCAAATGGATCAGATTGAAATGTGTCTACAAAATTAAGATTGGAAACAAAGTGGTACACGTGGGCAGGTCCGATACTTGTAAAAAGCACGGAGGTGCAGAGAAGGTCAGGAAGGCCCTGGTAAATCTTCTGGGAATATGGGAATACAATACAGCAGTGCCAAAGACTAAAACTTGGGATCAAATCAGGTTGCAACACAGACCAAATTCTAGTAATATTAAGATAGGAATTATAGAAACCAATGCCATCGAAAAAACCTATCTACAAGAAAGAATATGAACCTGTTGACAGTGTAGACGAGAGCGTATGGTTGGGCAATGACACACCCATCATGGAATCAGATTTCACTTTCGTTTTCAATGACCGATATCCGTGCGTGCCAGGACACAAATTATTCATACCCAAGGAGAACAACGCACATTTCGTGGGCAGGTCCTACGGCATGGCGTATGACTACGGCAACGAAAAAATCAAGGCAGGGGAGATAGACGGATTCAACATTGGCATGAACATGGGAATACCGGCAGGGCAGACCATCATGTGGCCACACATACACTTCATACCAAGACACAAAGGTGATGCCAAAGAGATAGGCGGAATGAGACACGCACACCCAGGTGCTGATCACAAGAAATATTACTGATGCCAAAGAAAGCAAGAAGGATAAATCCCATATACGTTTCACCCGATGGCGGAGAGACGGTATACGAGCAATTACCAAATGGTGACAGGGTTTTAGTGGAACAATCACAGAAGGCCAAGGATGAGGAAAGGGCATACGAGGAGGCGGAAATGGTGGGAGCAGAGGCCATTGCACTAAGGAGGAAGTATCCTACACTTCAGAAAGCCTGGGACAAATATCTCACCGTATGGCATTTGATCAACGGAAATGAGTGACATGTACAACTATTCCTGTTTGGGTTTTACCAGCAGTTTACAGACGCCTGTGTGCGTTTAAAGGGGTGATTAAATAGCAATATGACCAAGTATGTTTCAATAATAGGCAACGGTGAAAGCAGGAGAGGGTTTGACCTCACTCCATTGAAAAGTGTTACCACCATGGTGGGTTGTAATGCACTTTTTAGAGACCATAACCTTGAATATGTTGTGGCCTGTGACCGTCACATGTGTCAAGAGGCCGCCAACACAGTTGGTAAAAATACAACCATTTATACTAGGGAAAACTGGTATAAACAATTCGCATATTGGCCTAATGTTAAGAAGGTACCTGACCTGCCCTACGTAGGCGACAAGAGACAGGACGATCCTTTCCATTGGGGCACAGGACAGTTTGCCGCACTAGTCGGAATGAGTTTTAAACCCAAGGCTGTGTTTTTAGTTGGTATGGATCTATGGGGACTAGGCAAAGAACAAAAGCCTGAAAATGTAAACAACATTTATAAGGGATCGAAAGGGTACACATACATAAAACGCCCGGTAGATCCCAGTTACTGGATATACCAATTTGGCAAGTTGTTTGAACACTCTAAATGTAGATGGATTATTGTCAATCAGGAAGGTTGGAAAATGCCAGAAGAATGGAATGAACATAAAAATGTTTTCCAAGATACATACGAAGGACTTGCCAAGTGGATTAACAACCAGTTGACAAAAAAGTAATCTCTTATAAAATTGTTGTATGATTAGACCAATGGTGGATCACCTGATGGTGCAACAGCAACTGAAGGCTCCACACAAGAGATGGAAACACATGGTGGGAGTAATGTGCCTTAATCTCACATACCGTAAACACGTCAAAATAATCTTACCAAAACTTTTCGCAAGATATCCAAGTCCAGAAGCATACCTACGTGGTAGGCTTAAGACACAACAGGAGTTGTTGAAGCCGTTGGGCATGTGGGAAGTGCGTTCAAAAAGGATCAGGAAGATGACCAAGCAGTACCTGACCTGGGACAAGCGAGAGGCCAGCGACCTGCACGGCATTGGCAAGTATGGATCTGACAGTTACCAGATATTTTTCATGAATCACATACCTCCAAATGTTCAAGACAAAGAATTAAGAAAATACATTGACAATCTAGTAGGATAGTTTATAATAAAGAATATGTTTGATAAAATAAAAGATGGAGATCTAGTTACTCTTAAATTGATTTCAGGGGAAGAAGTCATCGCAAAATATCTTAGCAGGACCGACACACGATACGTCAGTATCGAGAAGGCACTTGTGCTAATGAACGGTCCACAAGGATTGGCATTTGGTACATTTTTCTCCACTGCTAAACAGGACGAACCATTCAACATCGCAATCGACAAACTGATTTCAATAGCACACATCAATGATAAGATCGCTGATGAGTACAACAGAGTATTCAGCAAGATAGAGGTTCCAAAGAAACCTAGCATAATCACGTAATGGCACACTTTGACAAACACTCGAAAAGTATCACTGCTCTTGTAGATGTATCGGAGGCCATGCTGAACGCAATGGAGAAACACGGTATAGATCCTGAGACTGTGGCGAACAGGAACGAGTTCACTGTGATGATACACTTTTTGAAGAGTATAATCGATGGTGAGTTAAATATACCAAACGAACTGACGGATCGCATCAGAGATACAGCGTTCCAGATAGACATGGATCAAAAGTTAGACAAAAAACTGAACTGATGATCGAGAGGACTCAAGACTTTCACCCCTCTATAAACACTCTGCAAGTCATCAACGCAAGGAGAAACGATGACTTACTACTCAACTAAAACATACGGACACAACATAGGACTATCTGCGGTGTTCAGACAACCCAATGCAGATCACTCACACTGTCACCTACTGCACGGATACAGCCTGGCATTCAAATTCACATTTGGTTGCAAGGATCTGGACAACAAGAACTGGGCGGTGGACTTTGGTGGATTGAAACCTTTAAAGGCATGGTTAGAGAATCACTTTGACCATAAACTGGTCTTGGATGAGAATGATCCACATCTAGACAAGTTCAAGGAACTTGAAGAGTTGGACCTCGCCGACATAAGAATATTCGATGGCGTGGGTGCTGAAAGGTTTGCGAAACATGCCTTTGATGCCGCTGATGACATAATCAGAGCGGCTACAAATAACAGGTGCTACGTTGTTGAATGTGAATGTATGGAACACGGAGCCAACAGTGCCATCTACAGAAAAGAATAACTTCATATATGATATGGTTAGAGTAGGTCTTGTGGACAGGGCCTACTACTTCCAAATTTATGATACACCACTGGGACACAGATGGTTAGATGCACTCAAGGACAATCTTGAACAAAAAAGAATACTCGAAAAGAATTTCTGTTTCCTTGGTTTTGCAGATTCGAAGAGAAATCTCAATTACCTAGTAGCGGAACTGAACAAGAGCATTGCCAAAATAAATGCTTTTGAATTTGACCCTGTATATGAAAAAATACATCCTTTCAGTTGTGATGATTTTCAATATAGTAGTAACCTGCCGTTGGACACGACAGAAGAGGCCGGCAACAAACAGAATCTTGGGAGAGCACTTAAACATGAGGCTTGTAATTTATTACATAGGTATTTCGAAGAATTGCAAGGCACTGCCTGGCAACTGTCAGGATACTACAAACAGGCCGACGCCGAGACCAAATATGCCATCAGGCAGTTGAACAACCTATGTCATGAGATCGAAAGTTGGGTGCTAGCCGATAGGAAAAAATCAATCAATCCGGAATGGATCAGACCTTCCCAGATAACCACATTCCTAAATGCACCGAGATATGATTTGCACGAGGATGATTACGAACTGTTCAAGCAAAACAGGTACGACAGAGAATTTGGAGGTGTGTACCTACACTGGTCGCAGATAGGCAAGACACTATACGAAGTTTTCAGAGACGAACACGCACCAAAACTCACAGAATCACTGTGTTCAGAAATCAATCACCAGAAGTACTACTCCGGTGAATTCGACATCGAGTGGGGGAGGACAATAACAGAAAAACTTTATGAGTTTAAGAAAAAAGAAATGACCGAGTACCGTAAATGGCTCACTGATAACGGGTACAATTGGGAAGATCCTAAACTTTCACTGGGGCATATCAAGATAGGACAAGTGGACCTGCATAGATCTTTTGGAGAAGGTGCAAAATTTAGACAAATATATGAGATCATATCAAATAATTTAAATATCACTAACATCAAAATAGTATCGGACAATCCCCGTGAATGTGAGTACCCGTACACTTTAGACCATGATGATTGGCAACAGATACAGATGCAAGGACTTAAAAGAGGATATGAATAACGTAGTTTGCGTTAAATGGGGCAACAAGTATATCAGCGAATATGCCAATGTGCTCAACAAAATGGTGAAACGACACACCACAGTGCCGTACCAGTTCCATTGTCTCACAGATGATCCCAACGGATTGGACTCAGAGATCAATGTTATAAGACTGCCCAAGGATCCATGCATCAAATCTTGGTGGAGCAAACTGTGGATGTTTGCACCCGAGATGCCACTGAAAGGTAATATCTTATTCTTTGACCTTGACGTGGTCATATTCGACAACATAGATCCCTTGCTCTCGCACACAGGCAAGTTCAACATAATCAGAGACTTCAACAGGTGCCGGGTCAAGGACTGGAAAATTTCTAACAGCAGTTGTATGCGTTGGGAGGCGGGCACGATGGACTATCTATGGACGGAATTCAAGGATCGGTCAGCACAGATCATGCAACAAAATCACGGAGATCAGGACTGGATAACCAAGAGAGCAAAGGACGATATAACATGGTTCCCAGATGAGTGGATAAGATCATACAAGTGGGAGATGATAGGTTTGAAAGATACAAAATTGTTAACCAAAGATGGCAAAAAGTTTTTTAGTAAACCCGTTGATATAAATCCAGGCAACAGAGTGGCTGTTTTCCATGGATCGCCAAATCCCATGGAGTGTGCGGATCAATGGGTCATAGACAATTGGAAGTGATGACCAGTTACGGCAAAGTAAAAGTTAAAAGACACAATCCTAGGTTGGATGAAGTGCCTGATGACTGTGGATACATGCAACGGTTCGAGTTCAATGTCGACATGAACAGCAACGGCATAATGGGCGAGTGCATAGATTGGTGCCAACAGAACTGCGAAGGCAAGTGGGGTTGGTGGTTTGAACCCGCTGGTGAGATAGAGAACCCCAAGAATCATTGGGAAGATCAGAACGCATACATGAGTTTTGAGATTAAATCAGATGCTACTAAATTTTGGTTTGAAGTTGGTGTACAAAACATGGGAAATAATAAAGGATAATTACTAGTATGAAACCATTCGAAATAACAGATTCTGCAAAAGCACAGATCGAGAGATTGCTTGAAAAGAACCCTGGCAAGTATGCGGTAAGTCTAGCAGTGCTGGGCGGTGGATGTGCAGGATTCAAGTACGAATGGGGATTTTCAGACACCAAGGAAAGTGTGGCACAGGGCGATCATGTGGAAGACTGGAGCACAGGCAGGTTCGTTGTTGATGAAACATCTTTACTGTATGTTGTAGGTACCAAGATCGACTGGGTTGAGGAGACCTTTGGATCACAGTTCGAGATATCAAATCCCAACAGTTCGAGCTCATGTGGTTGCGGAGAATCGTTTGGCATATAATGGATACCGCTTTCATAATAGGCAACGGTGAATCAAGAAATATTTTCCCAATAGACAAATTAAAAGGCCAAGGTGTGGTGTATGGTTGCAACGCAATCTACAGGGATCATCCCATGCTGTGTGATCACATAGTGGCGGTGAATCCTTCCATGTACGAAGAACTGGCTCGGTGGCACAACAATGGCAAGGAGTCTCCACACATCTACGGTCCAAATGACATAAGCAACTGGAACTACATCTGTGCGGACGATCATATCCACGACATTCCCGAAGGTCTAAAGATTTACAGAGTGTGGCGGGGTGGCGATGTCAAAAAGGGAGGCAAGATCAAGACCAACGATTTCTCCAAAGCACGTGGATCAGGATGTTCGGCTGTGTTAATGGCCGCTGAGTCGGGCGTTAAAAACATAGTGATAATGGCGTTTGATATCATGGGTGCCCAACAGTGGGAGATGGAAACCCCGAGCAGACTGCAGAACAACATCTACAAGAACAGCATAAACTATCCGGACAGGGCCAGCATGAAAGCCTATCTGAAATACGAATGGATGTATCAACTTAGACAGACGTTCAGGAAGTTTCCTGGAACAAATTTCTATTTCATCAATCGCAAGGAATATCTCGAGGGCAATCCATTCCTGAGGTGGTACTTCGATCAACCAAATATAAAGTGTGGTATCTACGCCGACCTACAGAGATGGATCACGGGATCACGTGACGACATTAGATGGAAAACACTATAAAGTTTTAGTGCTACTTGCGTCAAGTTTATAGACCTTACGCATCTTGACGCCCACGCTCTGTGCGAACTTTTTGGAATCACATTTACTACACACGTGCTTGTAGTCGTTTGAAGCACGATCTGGATCAACCTTTGACTTTGGTCTCATGAATGTCTCTGAACAGGCATCGCATTTGAACACATAGATCAGGTTCTTCCTGTGGTAGTTGTGCATGGTGCCTAGTTTGCTCTCTCTCTTGTACAACTTCATCGTCTTTAGGGTTTCTATGAACATATTGGTATTTAATAAATACGAATAACACATTATGACAAAACTAAACATAGACACAGGAACATTAGGAAATCCGGCAACAGGCGATTCATTAAGAACCGCGTTCAATAAGATCAACAGTAATTTTGAAGAGGTATACCAATTAGTGGGTGACGGATCAACCGGTACCATTACAACTACTGTGACTAACGGTGACCTAAAACTCCAGGCAAATGGCACAGGTATAATCGAAGTAGATCACTTGCAGATCAATAATACTACAATTTCACCAATAACGACCAATGCAGATATCACACTGACAGCAAACGGCACAGGTAATATTGTTTTAGATGCAGTGACGATATCCGATAACATTATTACAGCAAATAGATCCAATGACAACCTACAACTTGATGCAACAGGCACAGGTGCAGTTGAAATGATACCTATTAAAATAATGATGGCCAACTTACCTACAAGTGACCCAAATGTTGCAGGTCAGTTGTTCAGAAGCGGTAACGATCTTAGAATAAGTACCGGCTAATAGCCGTTTAAGCATATTCTAAAAATCCACTAAATATTACTTAATATGACACAAGAAGTAATAGATGTAGGTATTAATCCGGATAGCGGTGAAGGTGATTCGCTTTACGAAGCCGGTAACAAGATCAACAACAATTTTGGTGATTTCTTCGATACGGTAATAGTTAAATCTGACATCAAGTTCTTCGGCAACAAGATCACGTCGAGGCTTTCAAACGCCGACATATTCGCACACCCGGCCGGCACGGGATCCATCGTGTTCCCCGGCATCAGGTTCAACGACAACAACATAGAAGCGATCAACAGCAACGATCACATCAGGATAACTGCAAATGGTTCGGGTCGAGTGACACTGGCCGGACTAGGGTTCAGCGGCACCACCATCTCGGCCACTGACTCTTCGTCGGTCAACATCAATGAGAATGTGATAGTAGACGGTGACTACACAACGTCATCAGGATTCACTTTCAGTGGTGCACAGACCTTCACTTCGCCAATGACATTCGGCGATCTTACACTTGCCAATGGATCGATCACGGACTCGTCTGGTGCAATCGCTTTCGGTAACGAGAATTTAACAACATCAGGAACACTGACGGCAGGATCAGGGTCACAGTTTGGCAATCTCAATCTAGGCGATGGATCTATAACTGACTCATCGGGTACAATAAGTTTTGGCAACGAGAACTTGACTACCACAGGTACTTTTCAGTCGGGTCCGTGTCTTGCCGCAGGTAACATCTTGCTCGATGATGGATCAATAACAGATTCATCAGGTGCCATAAGTTTTGGCAATGAAAATTTAACGACCACTGCAACATCAATGGCCATCAACAACACCTTGACTGCAGGAAGCGGTTCAATAACAGATTCAACTGGTGCTCTTAACTTCGGGAACGAGAACCTTAGCACCACGGGGACTTTGAATGCTGGCACCACCACAATGGGATCATTGGCCACGGTGTCTGGCACCACATCCTTCGCCGACTCGGTCACGGTAGACAACTTGACTTTCAATGACAACATAATTTCTACGAGTTCTAACGCCGATCTAAGGCTTTCACCTACAGGAACAGGTGTGGTCAACGTCAAGAACTTGACCATCGATTCCTCGATAAATTTTACAGACAATGTGCTAAAGGTTACCAATTCCAATGCTGACTTTGTTTTGTCAGGCAGTGGCACTGGCTCGGTGCACATCGGCTCGATTGATCTGGACTCAGGCACGATAGATAACACAGTGATCGGTGCAACCACACCCGCCCCTGGACTTTTCGATCCATTGAACTACACGACGTTGGTGATTCCAACTAAGATAACATTCTCAGGCAACACAATGTCAACCAACAGATCCAATGACAATCTAGAATTTGAGGCCAGTGGATCAGGGAACGTGTTGATCAATGGTTTCTCATTGCCCAACGCTGACGGCCAAACTGGTGAGTTCATCCAGACTGATGGAAGTGGCAACCTATCATTCGTTGGTGTTTCCATATCTTTCAGTGAGTCCACGATACAGGACGCACAGACCACTATCGGTTTCACGTCCGAGGTGGTGCTAGACGCCAACTTGTCAACCGGTGAGAATGAATCAATTACGACAGGAACCAGCATGATAAATGACTGGCCGAGCGCCAAGTACGACAGTGCGTGGTACGTGGCCCTTAGCAGGGTGCAGGAGGCAGACAGTTCGATAGAGTTCCAGATGCAGAAACACATTCTTGCACGTGGCACGAATGACGGATCAACTTTTGACTCATTCTCTGGTTCGTCACAGATTATCAGGACGTCGGCCGCTGAGGAGGTGCAACTATCAACAGACATAAGGACGGCAACGGACAGGGTGAGACTACTGGGGGCTGGAGGGAAATTAGCGGATGGTTCCTCAGATTCAGCAATCAACACACTGCACTTCTTCAGGATAGGCCTCGGCGACAATGACTCTTCAGGCACACAGGCGGGAAGTTCAACTTTCACACAACAACAGACTTTACTTGTTGCGGATCTAGATTCGGCGGCGGCGAACCTAGACACATGGTCCGCTTCATCATACCGGGGAGCAAAATATTTTATTTCGGTCAACAACACGACCTCCAATGAGGTGTCATCATCAGAGGTGTTGGTCGTACACAATGGCACAGATGCATTCATTACAGAATACAACCTGGTAATATCCAACGCAGAGACCACACCACTGGCCACATTCACTGCGGACATAAATGGAGGCAACGTTAGACTGCGAGGTGCCAATGGTACAGCAGGTACGTGTAGGATATCGATGTACAGGGTGCTGTTGTCAGACACAGAATCAACAAGGTCGGGAACACCTATAGCCATAGTTGGTGCAACACCGATCGGACAGATCACAACCACAGAGGTTGACCATGTTACCACGACAATAACTTCAAGACAAGGCTTTGAAACACAAGAGACCTTTGATGAATTTACGTCATCCAAGTATGACAGTGCTTGGTACTTCACATTGGTCAAAGACATGACTGATGGTAGGCTGGCATTCCACAAGTATTCATTGCTACATGGAACAAGTGACGATAGCAGTATCGAGGCATTTGTAACAGACAGTAGCGTAGTGAGGTCTGAGGAGTTCGACGTGGTCACAGCAAACGCCAGTGTCGACGATGGCAACATAAGGTTGAATCTAACTGGCATCAACGACGGTTCCACGACAGTCTCAAACTTTGTAAACACATACAGGATAGGACTCGGCGACGATGACTCAACAGGATATGTTGGTGAGGAGTCCAGTTTGGCCACAGTAGAGATTAACACGGACGTTGACAGTGCTTCAGAGAGCATTGACTCATTCGCCCATGCCAGTTTCAGGGGTGCAAAATACTTTGTGTCTGTTAAGAATGCATCAGGTGGTGAAGTTATGAACACAGAACTACTTGTGGTACACAATGGGACCAATGCGTTCATCACAAGTTATAACGAACACAGTTCAGGCAACACAGGTGCCGCTTCAACAGATGTTCTGTGTAGTTTCACCGCGGCCATAGACGGTTCCAATGTTGTGGTAAGTGCGGCAGGACTACAGACCAACTTGAGAATACACATGTACAGGATTTTATTGGCTGATAATCCAAGTGCAACAACCGGCACCAATGTGAATGTTATCACTGGCACAACTGTTTCAAGTTCTGCAACAACCATTGACACATTCAGCACCGACTCTTACGGTGCGTCACACTACATCATAGTGGGCACCAATTCCAACGACAGTTGCATAATGGAGGCCACGGTGATCAGTGACGGCACAGAAGCAAGTATATCAGAAGGACCACAGGTCAGCACAGAAGAGACACCGATGTTGACTCTGTCAGCCTCGCACAGTTCAACAACAACCACTGTACAAGCGGCTTCCACATCTGGCGCCAGCACAAACGTCAGTGCCTATAGGATACACATACCCACACCCGCAGGGACACAATACACCGAGATAGATTCATTCGCACACGCCAGTACACAGGGTGCCTTGTACGTGGCAGTGACCCACCAGACGGACGACAAGTCGTCCATAGACGAATTCATGGTTGTCACAGATGGCACGGACACATACAATTTGCTTCACGGTATCAACACTGCTTCAGCAAGTACAGATCTGGTCAACTGGACCACGGCCGTTGAAGGAAGCAACGCCAAGGTGAGGGCGGAGCTCGCAGACACAAGGGCACAAGGCACAATCAACGCATGGCAGGTCCACCTAGACAGGGCGGCGGGAAATCCATCAAACATTGCCACGCTGGATAGTTTCGACAAGACCACACACAGGGGTGCTTTCTATCACATTTCCATATCTGATTCAAATGCAGGCTCGTTGGGCAATTTCGAGACCCTTGACGTTAGGGTCACACACGACGGCACCACTCCATACATTTCCACGTTTGGAAGGACAAGTAGTTCCGGGTCTGACCTGGCAACCATAACTGCTGACATAGTTGGCGACGATGTGAGGCTCAGAGGTCAGATAAGTACAAGTAACACACATACAGTAACCGCTGTTAGGAGATTGATAAACTTATAGCATATGGCACAATTAGTTTTAAATGTAGGAACAAACGCTAACGACGGCACGGGAGACACGTTACGAGATGCCATGATCAAGGTGAACACCAACTTCGCTGAGGTCTATGCATCACCTGGCGTAGACGGCACCACAATATCAGTTACAGGCAACGAGATCAGAGCCGTGAGAACCAACGATGACCTTGTTTTTGAACCAGCGGGTGCAGGTTCTGTTGTGTTCCCTGCAATAACAATCCAGGGCAACAACATCCTTGGTACGAGATCCAATGAAGACATCAATCTAGTGCCAGCAGGTACGGGTAACGTGGTGTTTGGTGCGATCCAGATCGAGGGCACAACATTGAGTTCAACAGATTCTACAACCATCAACATCAACGATGGATTGATTGTTGATGGGACGATGACTGTCTCAGGAACTGCTACATTCCAAGGAGGCATCAACGCAGGCTCGGGATCGACAATAGGAAACTTGACTCTTGCCAATGGTTCGATCACAGACTCAAGTGGGGCAATAAGTTTCGGAAACGAAAACTTGACTACCACAGGTACCATGACTGCGGCCACAGGTTCGACGTTTGGAAACCTTACACTAGCAAATGGATCAATAACTGATTCATCAGGTGCCATAAGTTTTGGCAATGAAAATATTACAACAACAGGAACAATAACGGCCGCAACTGGTTCAGTTTTTGGAACAATCACGGTGGCAAACGGATCTATCACTGATTCGGGTGGATCTATAAGTTTTGGTGATGAGAATCTATCAACCACTGGAACCCTGACCACTGGAACCTTGACCATGGCCGGCGGATCTATTACAGATTCTTCGGGTGCCATAAGTTTTGGCAATGAAAATTTAACAACGACAGGAACACTAAACGTTGATGGACTATCCACACTTGGTGCTTTGACTGTTACGGGTGCGGTGTCATTCGGTGGGGGAGGAGTCACAGTTGACAATTTAACATTCAATGATAACATCATATCTTCAAGTTCCAATGCAGACATACGTTTGGAACCAGGCGGAACAGGAAGCGTAATTATTTCAAGTTTGACCATTGATGACAACATCAACATCCAAGACAATGAAATAACAACAACTGCTTCTAACTCGGATCTTAAGATCACACCCGCCGGCACAGGCCAGGTCCAGATAGCCAAAGCGAACATTGATGCAGGAACCATTGATGGGACTTCGATCGGTCAAACCACACCAGCGGCTGGTACTTTTACGACACTTACAGTTACACAGGCATTGACCCTAGAAGGGATAACCATAGACGACAACACAGTCAAGACAAACTCATCCAATGCCAACCTAGAACTGTCAGGAAACGGCACAGGTGGAGTAACCATAAGTGGTTTCACTTTCCCAACATCAGACGGAACCTCAAATCAGTTCCTTAAAACGGACGGACTAGGTACTCTGTCGTTTGCCACAGCAGGTGCAACACTCAATAATTCCGATCTTGTAGACGCAACAACCACCGTGGCAACTTCAGCCACATCTATCATGAACACGTTTGCAAAGGCCACGTACAGAAGTGCCAAATATTTTATATCAATAACAGACGCAACAAACAGTAGATTCGAAGTTGTGGAGGCCAACGTGACGCACGATGGCACCAACGCATACATCTCGATCTTTGGTTCTACCACTGATTACACAGGCCCATTGACAACATTCTCAGCAGACATCAATGGATCAGATGTCAGGGTTTTGGTAACAAACATCTCAAACAACAGCACAGTATTCAAGTTCCAAAGGATCACTTTCGACGTATAAATTACATTAGGT